TGTATTTAGGCATTCTCCATCTCCCTTATTTCTTTATTGGTTTGTCTTGTCCATTCATCCATGCGTGTCTGTTTCATATTAAGTAAGCGACCATATCGCATCTTGTCTGCCAAATACCAATCCTGATATTCGACCTTCGTCTGCTTGTAATACCAATCTATTTGATTCATTTCCTTTTGTATTTCTTCAATCGTCTTCTTCATTGTTTCTCTCCTTAAATCCACACACACATAAATAGACCCCCTCACACTCAGGATCAAACCCAAAACTCTTGGCTAAATCATCCCAATCTCTCGGCACAATCTCAGGATCAACATACATCCATCCGCCTCTAGGTAAGACTGTGTATCCATGCGTTTCTACCTCGTCTTTAGTAAGCATTCTTCTCTCCTATAACCTAGGGTCTTCATGGGCAACTTCGCCTTCAGGCTCTAATTCAGCGTATCTAACCCATGTAGAACCTAAGACATCCCCATATACGCTAAAAATATCCACGACCACCCCGTCATCATCAAACTTGACCGAGATATACCCACCCGACCTTCCGTATTTATCGAAATTGATTGCTAATAAATCGTTATCTAACTCGTCAATACTGATATCAAATCCATGTTTATTCATGACCCTCTCCTACCAATTGGCTAATTTTTTGAATGCCTTTTTATACTCGGCATAATTTTTGAATGACCCAACTACCATACAATGCTCTAAAAACTTTTTATCCATAAAGAATCCTTGTGCTATCTCGTTATGAGATTTACCAAGTTCTTTATAAGATTCACCCTCGTATGCGTCTGCGATAACAAACTTCAAACTTTCCCATAAATCGTGATCGTATCCATTCGGGCATAAATCCATCCCATCTATCCTCCCGTATCCGTCATAGATACCCTCGACCTTGCGACCATCAGGGTAAAGCACCACGACTGTATGTAGTTTCGGGTAATTGATACACTCCGCCACTACGGGCAGGTGTGTTTTTGCACAAGTCTTAGAAAAGAATCCCATATATCTCCTTTACATTACGGGCAAACAACTCTCTTTATCATCAGAGGTAAACAACGCACCCCCACCATTTCCCTCGTCATCACGACTAGGGAAGAACCACAAACCATCTTCCGTTTGGAATGCCACAACCCTCTCATACCATCCCATGTTTTCCGACTCCTCTTTAGTTAGGTATCTAACATCCACGATCTTTTTATTTAATAAAAGACCTTTAGCAACCTTGTCCCAATGCTTTTCTACATCCTTAATTACATTCATTACTTTCTCCTTAGTATTTAAAGCGTTTACCATCTACATCAAACTCGTAATCATTCATAATGAGCATTTCATCTACCGCCTCATCTGAATTTTGATACTCCATGTCCTTCACAATGTCCCGAACCGCAACATGGATAGCCTCGTTGAATGCGTTTAGTGGATCACCCGTTTCTTTCCATGTATCGTGGAATGTTTCCCACAAGGTGCAGTCCAAACAATACCCCGTAGGGTTTTGATCTCGTTTCAAATCTTTTAATTTGCGACCCCTGAAATGGTGATTCTCGGCATTCGTATCTAAATAACTATGACCCCACATACCAACTTGGTAGTCTTTAATTTCGACTCCGAACTCTTTACAAAATGCCTTGATAGAACCTAGTGAATCATCCCACCACGGGTAATCATTACCCTCTCTAAACCATGCACGGGCATTGTCTTTAGCACTATCGGATAACTCCTCAAACTTATAAACACTAACCTCAACTATCTCCATGACCCTCTCCTGTATTGTGTTGCAATATGTTAATTAGATATATATCTTGTATTGTAGGACACAATTTACCACCATGTCCATATAGGGATTTACCCTAAGCCTGACCCTCTTAAAAACTTTAGAAAATCCACCCTCTCCCGTCTGCGTTTCTCCGCCTCTCGTAAGGGTTTGGAATATAGAATGCTCTTGATCTTGAGCATATAGCAGTCTTTAACGGGATTCATGCCTGACCCTCTCCTGTTTTTTGTCAATATCGCCTCGGATTTTGCATTGTCTAGCGATCTCCTCAGCGTTGCAGTTCAGGGCAAAATAATGCTCTAAACCTTGGTAAATTTTGGGTAAATCTTCGGGTCTTGGGTCTGTCATGATGTCTTCGATCAATGCCTTAACCTGTGCCTCTCGGATTTCTCTAGGCGTTTCTGAGAAAAAATCCGCCTCTTTCCCGTTCATGGTTTGCTTATCGCTATGAGTTAGCCCTATCGTGTATCCATTAAATGAGCATACGATTAGATACTGTCCGATCTTATCCTGTATGACCTCATAATTTTTATTGCCGTGGTAAACCTTTCGACCCTCTGCGATTGCTTGTTTAATTTCTTGTAGTGTCATGCCGTTGCCTCTATGTTGTTGGTTTGCTCGTTTAGATATCCATCTATTCTGTATAACTCCCAAGCCGTGCCACAATGCTTGTTTTGACTGTCGCAATAGAATTTAATAGCACTCTCCGCATTCTCGCAGTCTGCCCAATACCATAATTCCGCACTCCCAATATGACTGCCTTGGGTGTGGTCTATGATCCTAAAAAATACCTTTTGTTCTTTCATTTTTTTCCCTTAATTTATTAGTGGTAAACACTTGCTAATAATCTGCTCGTGATTGCTTGATCTTGGTGCTATCAATGCAAAATACCTATTTCCTATGCGTGTGATCCATTCGTGCAAATTACCCGTTAATGCCTCGCATATATAAAAACTTTCGGTATCGTGTCCCCGTGTCCATTTAGACGGGGGCAAAACTTCGAGCATTTCCCAATAAAATTCCTTACTTACTTCCACGGGATTTGTTCCCCCATTTTCTTCAATGGTGCGATAGTCTGAAAATCCCGCATTGTTTAATTTTTCTCTGTCGGTCATGCTGTTACCCCTTCCATTAGTTCGTTAATATCTCGAATAAGCCCGTTTAAGTTATAGGTGCAAAATACAATCCCACCCCCAAATTGTTTGTTGTGGAATTTGCGACCATAAAAAGGATGTTTTTTTGCCCGTGCTAGTGCTATGTCATACATTTTTGAAACAAAATCGGGTTTACTCTTGTCCGTGTCCCCATCTTTTATAAAATGCAAAAAATGGATTACATAACGGGGATTCCCGTTTATGTCGTTTTTTACCCGTGTAAAACTGTCAGAATCTACCATTTCAATTACTCCCCATAAAATTTATTTGTGTGATCGTCTAACATACTCACAAGCCCGTCAAAATCCTCATCCCTACCCAATAAACTAGCAATAGTAAAAACTTCGGTTTTTTCTATGCCGTAATCTAGGGCTAAATTTTCCAAATAGTCCCGTCTGTTTTCGTATCCGTTTTCTTGGTAAACATTCATTTTTTAAACTCCTGTGTAGCGTTTGTAATTTCTGATAGCACAATCGTGGTTAAAATTGCGTTCTTTAAATGTAATCTTCCAACCCTTTGCCTCTGCCGATTGCATAAAAAGACTGAGGTCGCAGTCTTCCTCTAAGTAGGCACAATCTTGATCTTTGTAGGAATACCCACTAATTTTTGACCCGATTCCAAGGTCATCAATTAAATGGTGTGGAATTTGACCCCAGCCATGGGAAGGATCAGAATAAAAAGTTAATTCAATGTTCATTTTTTAGACTCCTGTTAATTGATCTCATCAGTAAGGGCAAAACCCTCAGACGGGTATCTCTACCCGTTTCGATCTAAGCATATTCCCTGTGCATTTTTTCAAAATGACTCGATACAATGTTCCAAACTTCATCCGCTATTACCTTGGATGTGTCACTATTCCAACCATAATCCGCAATTGTTTCGTGTATGGCATTCCCATAAACAAGGTAATAACTAATCTTGAACCCCAAATTGTCTTGATAGTGCATAGAACCTAGATCGCATTGTGTTGCCCAATCGTATAACTTGGTTTTGGTGTGATCCTCAGCGTTAATAGTGTCTTCACCATCACCAACCATAAAAAGTGTAAAACCTTTCGCATTCATTTCTTTATCAATCTTTTTTAATACCTTTAGATATCTAGACATATAAACCCTTTCATATATGCAATACATCAATCAAAACTACATATGGTGATCTTATGTAATGTTTATAAGGGTGTCAATACCTAATTCCTACTATTTACTACTTTTTTATACTATGACATACCCTAATGTTTATCTATACAGTAGTGGGTTTGCATACAGTAAAAAATAGGTATATGATTTGTTCTTATTAAATACCTACGATTTACCACTAGATTACATAACCAAGATAAACCCAAAAAGACCGCAATTATTCCAATATGGCTAAGATCACCAAGAGAGAGATAAAAGAGGGATTAGAGAACATTCCAATAGAGCAGATACTGCTAGGATCAGCCAATTCTAGAGAACTCACCCATAAACAAAAGACATTCGCCAAACAGGTCGCACTCGGTAAACCTAAAACAGTAGCGTATCGTATCGCCTACGACACTAAGGCTAAGAAACCAACACAAGCGACAGAGGCTCATAAGGTCGCAAACAACCCGAATGTATCCAATATGATCGAGGCATATAGTAGGGCATTTGAGGCGAGGGAATACCAAAAACCCGAAAGATTGAGGGAGTTAGTAATACATCAACTGACAGAACTAGCACTCAATCCCGAAGTAAAAGACGCACAACGGATACGATCCCTAGAACTCTTGGGTAAGGTTAGCGAGGTCGGGGCATTCGTGGACAGGAAGGAAACACGGGTAATACATGAGAGCAGTAAGATCAAGGAAAGACTGCTAGACCAACTAAAGACAATCATTAATGTAGATGCCTCAGAGATAGACGAAGGCGAGAGTTTGCTTAGGGAATTATCAGGAAACGATCCGACAGAATCAGAACCCCAAACCGAAGAACCCACCACCACCCGACCCCCCAAATTTGACCACGCCGAGCATGGGAACTATATACATAGTATTCCCAACACTCAATCCGCTGCTTCTAACACCTCTGATGAAAAAGAGCCTCTGCAACCTACTGATTCTAAAAAAGAAAAAAGTGAAGTGGAAACGTTTCCACCTGAACCCCCCCTTGAAGAATCTAAAAAAGAGGGGGTGGGGGGTACAAATTTAGGAAAAGAACGTAAAGGCGAAGATATAGAAACACCCCCCGTCACTATTTGGAAAGAAAAGGGGTAGGGGGGTATATTTTGGGAAAAGAGGAATTGGCTATACAGACACTTAGGTATCTTCTTAGGAATGACAAATCTGCCCTGCTCCGTGTGATGAGTTCAATCAAGCGGGCGATATGGGAAGAAGAGTCTAAATGTCTAGCGGAGAGGGTAATACAAAGGGCTAGGAAATGACGCCCCGCCAACAGGATATCTATCTGGTGATAGAGATGTGGTGGAAGAAGTATGGATATAGTCCTTCTATAGATGAGATCATGATGGTCTCTAAAGATAAAAGTAGAAGTAACGTTTCCCGCCTTATTAACGAGTTAGTTAATATCGGAGCTTGTAAGAAGATCCCAAATAAGCGGCGGACGTTAAGACCGTCAGGCATTAAGTTTAGGAACCTAAGTGACTTACTTGAATAAGCTCGAAAAACTAATAGCGCAAGCTCCTCCAGAAGAACAAGAAGAACTTCTTAAGACAGCCTTGGAGTACCGAGATTCTCTAATAAGAGAGAAAGCGGAGAAGAACTTTCTACCGTTTGTTAAACAGATGTGGCCCAGCTTTATAAATGGAAGACATCACAAGGTCATGGCTAAGAAATTTGAGGAGATTGTCAATGGAAAAACTAGACGCCTTATTATTAATATGCCTCCTCGTCATACTAAGTCTGAGTTTGCCTCCTTTCTTCTTCCTGCCTGGTTTTTAGGAAAGTACCCTGATAAAAAGATTATTCAGTGTTCTAATACTGCGGAATTGGCGGTCGGCTTTGGACGTAAGGTCAGGAACTTAGTGGGTTCAGAGGTTTACTCCACAGTCTTTCCCAACGTAGGACTGAAGCAGGACTCCAAAGCAGCGGGGCGCTGGAGTACTAATCATGGCGGGGAGTATTTTGCGATCGGGGTCGGGGGTACGGTAACAGGTAAAGGTGCGGATTTACTAATTATTGACGATCCACACTCAGAACAAGAGGCTGCAATAGCGGCAACAAACCCAGAAATCTACGATAAAGTCTTTGAGTGGTACTCTTCGGGTCCTCGTCAGCGTCTCCAACCTGGTGGAAGCATCGTTGTTGTTATGACACGCTGGGCAAAACGGGATTTAACGGGAAGAATCGTCAAGAGTTGGATCGATAAAGACGGGGAAGAGTGGGAAATCATCGACTTTCCAGCAATTCTCCCCTCTGGAAACCCATTATGGCCCGAATTTTGGAGCTTAGAAGAGCTAGAAGCCCTAAGACTAGAGCTTCCGCTGTCAAAATGGAACGCCCAATACCAGCAACAGCCTACTTCGGAAGAAGGAGCCATCGTAAAACGGGAGTGGTGGAAGCTATGGACAGATGAAAGACCGCCAAAATGTAATTTTGTGATTCAGTCGTGGGATACCGCCTTCACAAAGAACGAAAGAAGCGACTACTCAGCCTGTACGACTTGGGGCGTCTTTTATATGAACGATAATGAGAGCGATCCCAACGTTATTTTGCTAGATGCGTTCAAAGAACGGATGGAATTCCCAGAACTAAAGGAGCGGGCGTACCAATATTATATGGAATGGGAGCCAGACGCCTTCGTTGTGGAGGCAAAAGCAGCAGGTTCCCCACTAATATATGAATTAAGACAGCGTGGAATACCAGTTCAAGAGTTTACTCCCACTAGGGGTAATGATAAGATAGCTCGTATTAATTCTGTGTCAGATCTGTTTGCGTCTGGGAAAGTGTGGGCGCCAGCAAAACGATGGGCGGAAGAAGTAATAGAAGAGATGGCAGCTTTTCCTAATTCAGAACACGATGACTTAGTGGACTCTAGTACACAGGCGTTAATTCGTTTTAGAAAAGGCGGATTTATTCGTTTACAAACAGATGAACCAGACGAACCTATTTTATTTAGGCGTAAAGCAGCATATTACTAAGGAATATCATGATTGAGAAAAGTCTGTACCAAGCCCCAGTAGGGATTGATTCTATACCTACAGAACCTGATATCGAGATTGAGATCGAAGACCCAGAGTCAGTCAAAATTGGGATTGACGGCATGGAGATTGAGATTGAACCTGCCGAACCTTCAGACAAAGATTTTGACGCCAACCTTGCGGAGTATATGTCCGAAGGTGAGTTAACAGAAATTGCTGGTGATTTACTTGGAGACTTTGAAGACGATATCTCAGCCCGCAAGGACTGGATTCAGACCTATGTAGACGGACTTGAGTTGTTGGGTATGAAGATTGAAGAACGCTCCGAGCCTTGGGAAGGAGCCTGTGGTGTATATCACCCCCTCCTATCCGAAGCACTTGTTAAGTTCCAAGCCGAAACAATCATGGAGACTTTCCCAGCAGCGGGTCCTGTTAAGACTTTAATTGTTGGTAAAGAAACTCAAGAAAAGAAAGACGCTGCCCAGCGAGTTCAAGATGATATGAACTATCAGCTGACAGACGTTATGACGGAGTATCGCCCTGAACACGAAAGAATGATTTGGGGATTAGGACTCTCAGGTAACGCTTTTAAGAAAGTTTACTTTGACCCCGCCTTAGACCGCCAAGTGTCAATGTTTATCCCTGCCGAGGACATTGTTGTTCCTTATGGAGCTTCTAGTCTAGAGCAGTCCCCCCGTGTGACTCATGTCATGCGAAAGACTGAGAATGAAGTCAAGAGACTTCAGTTTGCAGGCTTTTACAGGGATGTAGATTTAGAGGAGCCTAGTGGAGCCTTAGATGAAGTTGAGAAGAAAATTGCTGAAAAAATGGGTTTTCGGGCAACTTCAGACGACCGCTACAAACTTTTGGAGATGCACGTAGACCTAGACCTTCCAGGCTACGAAGACGAAGAAGACGGAGAAAAGACAGGAATCGCTCTTCCGTATGTCGTAACGATTGAAAAGGGTACACAGACTATTCTGTCTATCCGTAGAAATTGGAGACCCGAAGATGATACTCATCAAAAAAGGAATCACTTTGTCCATTATGGATATGTTCCAGGCTTTGGTTTTTATTGTTTTGGGCTTATCCACCTTGTCGGCGCTTTTGCTAAGTCTGGTACTTCTCTTATCAGACAGCTTGTGGACGCAGGCACATTATCGAATCTGCCAGGTGGCTTTAAAACCAGAGGTCTGCGAGTTAAGGGAGACGATACCCCGATTGCCCCAGGTGAATTTAGAGACGTAGATGTTCCTAGCGGAGCCATTAAAGATAACTTAATGACTCTTCCTTACAAGGAACCCAGTCAGGTTCTGTATTCCCTCCTAGGTACGATTGTCGAAGAAGGTCGCAGATTCGCTTCCGCAGGCGATATGAAGATTGCGGATATGTCTGCAAACGCCCCAGTCGGTACAACTTTGGCAATTTTAGAGCGTACCCTAAAGGTCATGTCTGCGGTGCAATCCCGTATTCATTACTCGATGAAGCAGGAGTTAAAGCTTTTAAAAGAGATCATTCGAGATTACACCCCAGAAGAATATGACTATGAACCTGAAGAAGGCAGCCCTCGTGCAAAACAGTCGGATTATGACTTGGTCACGGTCATTCCTGTCAGTGATCCTAATGCAGCAACGATGGCGCAAAAGATTGTTCAGTACCAAGCAGTTCTCCAGCTGGCTCAAGGGGCGCCGCAGATTTATAACCTGCCGCAGTTACACCGCCAGATGCTAGATGTGTTGGGAATTCGCAACGCCCAGAAGCTTATACCGTTGGAAGATGACAAAAAGCCCAAAGATCCAGTTACGGAAAACATGGATGTCTTAACTATGAAGCCACTAAAGGCATTCATATATCAAGACCATGAAGCTCACATCATTACCCATACGAACTTTATGAAGGATCCATTAACGGCTCAAATTATTGGACAAAACCCACAGGCGCAGATGATGGCGGCAGCCCTAAATGCCCATATAGCTGAACACTTTGGATTTAAGTACCGCCAGATGATGGAACAGCAATTAGGAGCGCCATTACCGTACCTCAAGGATGATGACGAAACCATCCCAGAGGACTATGAAGTCCAGCTTTCTAGATTGGTAGCTCAAGCTTCTGCCCAACTTCTCCAGCAGAATCAAGCTCAGATGGCTCAACAACAAGCACAGCAACAGGCTCAGGATCCTATTATCCAAATGCAACAGCAAGAACTCCAGATTAAGGCACAGGATGTACAGAGAAAAGCCCAGAAAGATCAGGCAGAT